CCTAGTATGACTTCGCAAGACTTATACGAAGAAGATACAGGATACTACCATAAAACGCTATGCTTTGCAAAAATAAAGGAGGAGAATAATAATGGCTAAAATAGGAGTTCAAAACTTTTTATATGGAATACTTACAGAAGCATCAGACGGAACAGCTTCATATGGAGAAGCATTAAAGCCTGGAAAAGCTGTAAGCTGTAATGTAAGTATTTCTAGTAATGATGCTAAGTTATATGCAGACGATAGCTTAGCAGAAAGTGATACAAGTTTCCAAAGTGGAACAGTATCAATGGAAGTAGATAATGCAGATATGACTACTCAAGCTACATTATTAGGGCATACTATTTCAGGAGAAGAAATGGTACGTAACGCTAATGATACAGCTCCATACGTAGCTTTAGGACGTATCGTAACTAAAATGGTAGGCGGAGCTAACAAATATAAAGTAGAGTTTTTATGTAAAGTTAAGTTTTCTGAGCCAAGCCAAGAAAATACAACTAAAGGAGAGAGCGTAGAGTTCGGAACTACTACACTAGAAGGTATCGTATCTACACTAGCTAATGGAAACTGGAGTAAGACACAAACATTCGATACAATGGCAGAAGCTAAAACGTATTTAGAAGGTTTATTCGGAACAGCTCCAAGTCACTAATAACAGGGTAGGCGAATGACCTACCTTTTTTTTAATATATAGGAGGTAAAATGAAATGAAAGATAATGCAGGAAAAATAACATATAAAGAAAAAGAATATAAAGTAGTATTTAATTTAAACGTAATGGAAGCAATACAAGAGGAGTTCGGAACACTAGATAAGTGGACGGAATTAACTTCTGGAACTAATCAAGAAGTAAATGTAAAAGCCTTAAAGTTCGGCTTTACTCAGATGCTAAACGAAGGACTATCTATAGAAGCAGACGAAAACGGAGAAGAATATAAGCCTTTAACGTCAGCATTCGTAGGTAGAATGCTTACAGATATCGGACTAGATACTATGACTAAAACACTACAAGAAACAGTAATAGAAAGTACTAAAACAGACGAAGGAAAAAACGCATAATTCCTGACGTAATAGAAGGAGAAGAAAGTAAGCCTATAGACTTTACTTTTTTTTATTTCGTCGGGAAGACTAAACTAAATCTATCTTTTAAAGAAACTGGAAGACTAACATATAAACTATTTACTCAACTATACCAGCATTATAAAAATGACTTTGACTTAGAAATGCAAATGAAAAATAAAAATGTAACGTATAGTCAGCTATATGCTAGACAACAACAGGAGGACGAATGGTTTTAAGTTTCAAAAAGAAAAAATAAAATAAAAAAATGTTCTACGTGGAACATAGAAAGGACGGTGAAATATGGCTAGCTTCGGAGGATCAATAAAATTAACAGGAGCAGACGAGTATAAAAACTCATTAAGACAAATATCACAAAGTCTAAGAGAAACAGGCTCAGAATTAACCGCAATAGCAAGTAAATACGATAAAAACGATAGTTCTTTATCTACATTAAAAGCAAAAACTACTGAAATGACAGCAGTATTAGGTAAACAAAATCAAGCCTATGCATCTTTAAAGAGTGCATACGATAGTTTTAGTGCTAAAGTGAGCCAACAAGCCCAAGCTCATACTAAATTAGTTCAAACATACGAAAAAGAGAAGCAAGAACTAGAAAATATTCGTAAAGCATCTGGAGAAAGTAGTCAGGCTTTTCAAACTCAACAAGCTAAAGTAAATGATTTAGCAACAGCAGTAGCTAAAAGTTCTCAAAATATGAATGAAAATCAGATAGCACTAAGTAAAATGAAGACACAGCTAAATCAAACTGAGACTACAGTAAATAAAACTACTAAAGAAATAGAAGAACTAGGTAACGCAACAGAAGAAAGTGGAGAAAAGGCTAAAAAAGGCGGAGACGGATATACAGTATTTAAGAATATCCTAGCTAATTTAGGTACTCAGGCTATAAATACAGCGTTAAATGGACTAAAAAATCTAGGTAGTGCATTTATTAACGTAGGGAAGCAGGCTTTAAATAGCTATGCAGACTACGAACAGCTAGTAGGTGGAGTAGAAACTCTATTTAAAGAGAGTGCAGGCATAGTAGAAGGCTACGCAAATGAAGCTTATAAAACAGCTGGGCTAAGTGCTAACGAATATATGGAGACTGTTACTAGTTTCTCAGCATCTATGTTACAAAGTCTAGGTAATGATACTCAAAAATCAGCAGAAATGAGTAATCAAGCAATTATAGATATGTCAGATAACGCTAATAAAATGGGTACGGATATGTCTATGATCCAGAATGCATATCAGGGCTTTGCTAAACAAAACTATACAATGCTAGATAACTTAAAACTAGGTTATGGTGGTACTAAAACAGAAATGGAACGACTAATCGCTGATGCTAATAAAGTAAAAGAGGCAAACGGAGAAATGGCGGACTTATCTATTAACAGTTTCGCAGACGTAACAGAAGCAATACATATAATACAAACAGAAATGGGTATTACAGGTACTACTTCTAAAGAAGCAAGCGAAACTATATCAGGATCAGTAAATGCTATGAAGTCTTCGTGGAGTAATTTACTTACTGGAATAGCAGACGATAACGCTAACTTTAGTGAATTAGTAAATAACTTTGTAGATAGCTTAGTAACAGCTTTAAATAATATACTTCCAAGAGTAGAAACAATATTCGAAGGACTAAGTTTACTAATTACTAATCTTCTTAATATACTTTTAGAGAAAATAGTTCCTATGGGAGTAAAACTAATTGAAAATCTAATAACAGGAATGACAGAAGCCCTACCAGATATAATGGCGAGTATGAATAAAGCAATAAGTACTATACTTACTACGCTAGTTTCATTACTACCTAAGATATTAAATATGGGCTTACAGATAGCAGGATCTTTAATAAAAGGAATAGGAGAATTACTACCTACTTTAATACCTTTAATTGTAGAAACAATATTAAATCTAGTAGAAACTGTTATAGATAACTTAGACCAGATAATAGAAGCAGGAGTTCAATTAGTTATGGGCTTAGTAGAAGGAGTAATGACAGCAATACCTAAACTACTAGAAAAAGTACCAGTAATAATTGAAAAATTATTAAATGCTATATTTAATAATCTACCTAAGATATTAGAAATGGGTATTAACGTAGTTCTTAAATTAGTAGAAGGACTAATACAGGCAATACCTAAACTAGTAGAAGCAGTACCTCAAATTATAATGAGTTTATTAAATGCTATATTAACTAACATACCTAAGTTAATAGAAACAGGTATTACTTTAATACTTAAATTAGTAGAAGGTTTATTAGATGCAATTCCAGATCTAGTAAGTGCAATACCAGAAATAATAATTAACTTAGTAACAGCTATATTAACAAACATACCAAAACTAATAGAAACAGGTATTACTTTAATAGTAAAACTTGCAGAAGGTTTAATAAAAGCCATACCGCAATTAGTAAGTAAAATACCTCAGATTATAAGTTCTTTAGTAAATGGTATTATTTCTAATCTACCTAAACTATTACAAGCTGGAAAAGATTTATTAAATAAATTAAAAGAAGGAATAGTATCAGGAATAGGAAGCCTATTAGACGTAGGTAAAAACTTAGTACAGGGCTTATGGAATGGTATTAACAATGCTAAAGACTGGGTATTAGATAAAATTAGAGGACTAGGAAAATCAATTCTAGGAGCAATAAAAGGAATATTCGGAATACATTCACCTTCTACAGTAATGAGGGATCAAGTAGGAAAGAACTTAGCACTAGGTATAGGTGAAGGTTTCGAAGAAGAAATGAAAGAAGTAACAGCAGATATGCAAGATGCACTACCTACTAACTTTGATACAGATCTAAACGTAGGAAGCAATTCACTAGGAGCATCTTTTAACTTCGATAGTATGGTAGTAGCTTTTAAAGAGGCACTAAGCGATATGAAAATAGAATTAGACGACGAACAGGTAGGACGTTTCGTAGAAACTACCGTAACAAATGCGATATATAATTAGGAGGTGGTAGAATGAGAAATTATATAATTCTAAACGGAGTTAATTCAAATACAATTACAGGACTGTTAATATCTACACTACCACCTATTACTAAACCTAAAATAAGAACACAAACAGAAGAAATAGACGGTAGAGACGGAGATATAGTAACTAAACTAGGATACTCAGCATATGAGAAAGAGTTTCAAATAGGACTATATGGAGACTATGATATAGACGAAGTAATAGCATACTTTAATAGTGAAGGTACTGTAGTATTCTCAAATGAAGAAGATAAGTACTATAACTATCAAATATTAGACCAAATAGACTACGAAAAACTAATTAGATTTAAAACAGCATCAATAAAAATGCACGTGCAACCTTTTAAATATCCATTAGAAGAAGAACAGATCCAAGTAGATGCAACAGTAGTAGAAGCAGAAGGAACTAACCTAAAATTACAATATACTTCAGCAGGAGCTACAATAACAAGCGAGCTAAAGGGAGATACATATCAAGAGACAACTACAGGTAAAAACTTATTTAATAAAAATAATATCAATTTACTTAGTAATTATTATGTAGACGGTACAGGGAAAATAGTAGCAGGGTCTTATAATAAATTCAACTGGGTAAAATTAGAGCCAACAACAACATATACATTACAACAACCCAAAAAAAGTAACGTTACAGTAAGAGTGGGGCTATTTAGTAATCAACCAGAAGCTAATCTAACTGGAACAATTTTAGGAATATTTACAGGAACGACAGGAATAGTACAAACTTTTACAACAACTAGCACAGATATTTATCTAGGCTGGGTATATTGCAATACTAATAGCTTAGGAAATTATACAGAGCAAGAAATGGTAGACTGTATTCAAATAGAAAAAGGAAATCAAGCTACAGACTATGAAGAATACACAGGAGGAATACCAGCACCTAACCCAGACTATCCAGAAGCAGTTCAAACAGTTACAGGAAGTCAAAACATATTAGTAGAAAGTAAAAATATTTTTAATCTAACAGGCTTAAATATATCAGAAGGAGCAACAGCGACTTTAGATAATGGAGAAATAACTTTAAACTTGACGCAGGGCTTTAATTTAGACTTATCAAACGTAGTTTATAATTTAGTTAAGGGAACAAGTTATACTATATCTTTTAAACATAAAGGAGACGCTTTATATTTAAGAAATAAACAAGTAGACAGAAACACAAATATATTAGGAACAAATACTGATAGTGATTATACAACATATAGTATAACATTAAATAATATAAATGCTTTCGAGTTCAGGTTCGTTAGAAAAAATCAAACAGGCACAGCATATATAAGAGATATTCAAATAGAAAAAGGATCAGAAGTCACAGAATACGACTTATATCATAGTCAAAGTTACACAATAGATCTAGGAACTACAGAACTATGTAAAATCGGAGACTATCAGGACAAGATTTATAAAAACGAGGGAACGTGGTATTTATATAAAGAAATCGGAAAAGTAATCTATAATGGTAGCGAAACATGGACTTATAATTCAACAGCCAGTTATCAAGTATTTTATACTAACTTATCTGGCTATTTAAGAGAAACAGGAACTACAAGTATATGTAATTACTATCAAGCAAAAACAAATAACGTAGGATCTAGTGATGCTTATAGCAAAGGGAATAATACTACTTCATTATACAGAGGTAGCGATACAAACATAAATAGAATATATATAAGAAACGATAGCATAACGTCAAAAAACGACTTCCAAACATGGCTAGGAACACATAATACGACAGTTTACTACGTACTAGAAACACCAACAACAACAGAGATAACAGATAGCACACTACTAGAGCAACTAGAAGCACTAGCAGGAGCTACTACATACGAGAATACTACTAACATATCAGTATCAGGAAGTATGCCAGTTATCGAAAGTGCATCAACAAGTGGAATGCCTAATACAGTAATAACTAACATAGGAAATATCTATGCTAAGCCTTTAATAACGATATACGGATCAGGAGACATAGGAGTATATCTAAATCAGATACAAGTATTACAAATAGCACTAGGAGATAATGGAAGCATCACAATAGACGTATCGAAAATGGAAGCATACGATAAAAATACTCAGGTTTTAATGAATAGGCTAGTAACTGGAGACTATATGAAGTTCTTAATCAATAGTGGAGATAATAATATAGCCTTTAGTGGAAACGTGCTAGGCTTTACTATGGATAACTATACGAGGTGGCTATAATGATAAAAGTATTTCAAGCAATAGATAAAGACTATACTAGTAATGGAGATATAGTACTACAAACTATAAAAGCAAAAATAACTAAAGAAGATAACGGAGACTTCTATATAAGCATAGAAGCTCCGCTAACTTATATAGATTATTTAGTGCCTAATAATATCATAGTAGCCAATACACCACAGGGAGACCAAGCATTTAGAATAACAAACGTAGAAAATAATAGAACTAAAATAAAAATAAAAGCATATCACGTATTTTATGATAGCGAAAACTATCTAATTCAAGATAGTTACGTAGTAGATAAAAATTGTAATGATGCACTAGACTATTTAAACAACTCTACAGATAATACAAGCCCTTTTACAACAATATCAGATATTACTAAGATAGCTAGTTATAGATGCGTAAGAAAAAGCCTATATGAAGCTATACAAGTGCTTCTAGAACGCTACGGAGGGCATTTAGTAAGGGATAACTGGACTATAGGTATAAGAGCCAATATAGGACAGGATAACGGAGTTACAATAAGATACGGAAAGAACTTAAAAGATATAAAAGCTACTTATAACTGGGATAGTGTATGTACTAAGTTGCTTCCAGTAGGAAAAGAAGGACTATTATTAAATGCACTAGATCCGACAGCATCAGTATATCTAGAAAGTGCTACTCAGTATGAAATACCTTATACTAAGTCAGTAAACTTCGACCAAAACGAAATATCACAAGACGATTATAAAGACGAAGAAACAGGAGAAGTAGACGAGGAAGCATATACTCAGGCACTTATAAACGATTTAGCAGAAAAAGGACAAAATTATTTACAAAATAATTCAACTCCAGTAGTAAACTATACTTTAAATGCAAATGTAGAAAAAGTATCAGATATAGGAGATACAATTCAAGTAATAGACGAAAAACTAGGTATAAGTTTATTAACTAATATAATTAGTTATGAATATGACTGTATTTTAGATAAATATACTCAAATAGAGTTCGGTAACTTTACACCTACACTATCAGGACTTATGGGAAGTATAAATAATCAAATACAAGAAACAGTAGATCAAAGTACAGCAACTATACAAATAACACTAGGACAAGAGCTAGAAGATGCAACTAATAAGATATGGAATGCACTAGGAAATAGTTACGTTATTTATGAAGGAGATAAAATCTTAGTAGTAGATAGTCTACCAAAAGAGACCGCTAGAAACGTTATTATGATAAATAACGGAGGTATAGCATTCGGACAAAACGGAATAAATGGAACTTTTAATAGTGCGTGGACTATAGATAACGTATTAAATATGGAGCAAATAAACGTAATAAACTTAACCGCAGACTTAATTAAAGGTGGAACATTAAAATTAGGTAATAATCTAAATCAAAACGGACAATTAGAAGTATACGACGAGGCTAATTCATTGATAGCTCAATTAAATAAAGACGGACTAAAAATGTATGGAGTAGACGGATCATATATTTTAATGAATAATACCGTAGGTTTCTCAGGATATGACAGATTAGGTAATCAGATATACTGGGTAAGTAAAGACGAGTTTCACCAAAAGAAAAGTGTAGTAGAAGAAGAAATAACTCTATGTAATAAATTAAGATTTATACCTATTACAATTTATGATGATAATACAATTGTAAATGATGGTATAGGTCTTGTAAGTGTAGCAGGAGGTAACTAATGGCAAGTTATACATTATATAG